TTCTTTTGCCACATGTTAATGAATCAGAGGCGGGATTCAGTATACAGGGAAACTCCATACGATTTGGACTAGGAGATATTAAATATATCTCGGATAACATTGCATCAAAACTTATTGCTAATAGACCATATAAAAGTTATGAGCATTTATTAGAAGTTTCTCATTCTAAAGGTAGTGGAATTAATGCAAGAGCCATTGAAGCTTTAAATATGATTGGCGGTGCAGCGTTTAAAGATAATCCAAGAAACGGTAAAGAGTCCGAAAACTTGTACGAATATTTAACAATTCCCAAGTTTGATATTCAAGGATTAGAGCCAAAAATTAAATCACAAATTCAACCTCTTGAAGAGTTTTTGGAAGAGGGCTGTTATGTTCTTATGGCTATGGTTCGTTCAATTAAAAAGGGTAAGGGTTGGAGCCGTGTAGAACTGGTTGACGACACTGGTGCTATTGGCATTTTTCATTCAGAAAATACTCAAATTGAAACTGGCAATATGTATTTCTTTTTAGTTGGAGATAATCGTATTCACAGATATGTAAATATTGAAGATGTTGTCAATAAAAAAGATGACCCATTTATTAATTGGCTTTATGCAGATAAAGTTGATGTTGAAGATGAAAAATATTTGGTAGTTGATTTTACGCACTACAAAACAAAGACAAACAAAATGATGGCTCACATTATTTTGTCTAACAATGAAAAAGAACTTTTGCGAGTTCTTGTGTTCCCGACATTATATGCCAAAGCATTAGGTAAAATGAAAGCGGGTTCAGTTTGTGAGCCAACAATTAAGTATGACGATAAAACTATATTTGTAAAGGAAGTAGTATAATGAGTGAAGAAGTACAAAATGTACAATTAACTGTAGAACAAATTCTTGCTGCTATTTTATTTAAAATTGGCAAAGTAGAATTAAAAGAAAAAGAATTGTTATCAGATTATTCAAATTATGTTGTTGCGGTAGATCCTGTAGATGACAAAACAGTAAGTTTTCAATTGGTAGATGAAGGTGCAATAGATGACAAGTAATTATTTAGATAGTGTTGCAAAAGATATACATGATGTATCTATGGACAAAGGTTTTTGGGATAAGGTTTACAAATATTCTGAAGATGCACCAATTAAAGATATAGACTTTATGCTTTCAAAACTTGCATTGGTTCATTCAGAAATTAGTGAAGTTTTAGAAGCAATGCGTAAGCAACAGGGTGAGGAAAAGATTGTTGAAGAGCTTGTAGATATTTTTATTAGACTAATGGACTTTTATCAAGGTGCAAAAAACTGTGGATGGGTGGAGTCTTCTTTCGATAAAGTGTATTGGGAAAAAATGAAAATCAATCAGGCAAGACCCAAAATGCATGGAAATTTAGCCTAAAAGACAAAAAATATTTTTTATTGTATAATATAGGTATATGAGTGATGCCTATATCCTAAAGGGTATCGAAGATGAATACCTTTTAGTAATAAAAGTGGAAGATCAGGAATCTATCTTGAATATTATAGATAGGTTGAGCACCAGTCGCTCAAAATGGATTAAAGAACTGGCATTAATATTAGAAGAGAGTTTACATGACACTGGTAGCAGAAGAAATTCTAGCGAAACTAGACCCAAAAACACGCCAAAGAGTACAAGTGGCAACAAGCGTAGACGCACAAAAACAGCAAACACCAAGCATCGGTCTAAATCTCGCACTTAAGGGCGGGTTTGGATATGGCAGACAAATTCTTGTTTGGGGAAACAAATCGGCGGGTAAGTCATCATTTTGTTTGCAAATGATTGCCGATGCACAAAAAAACGGAAAGACCTGTGCCTGGATTGATTCTGAGGCATCTTACTCTGCTGATTGGGCAGAAAGGCTAGGGGTTAATTCAAGCGAATTAATTTATTCTCCAGCCAAATCAATCAACGATATGGTTGATGTAGCAGTTCAACTAATGGATGCTGGGGTAGATATTATTGTTGTAGATTCAATATCGGCACTCCTTCCAGCCATATATTTTGAAAAAGATGGAAATGAACTAAAAGATTTACAAGACACCAAACAAATTGGTGCAGAGGCAAAGGATATGACCCATGCGGTCAAGATGTTAAATTATGCAAACAAAAACACATTATTGGTTCTTATCTCTCAACAAAGAAATCAATTTGGATCTATGCATGCGAGCCACATTCCAACAGGAGGAATGGCGGTCAAGTTTTTTAGTAGTACCATTATTAAGTTATGGGCTTCGGAAGCCGAAGCTAATGCTATTAAATCTGGCGTTAAGGTTGGCGACAAGATTATTGAACAGAAAGTTGGAAGACCAGTCAATTGGATTATTGATTACAACAAACTCGGACCACCCAATTTATCTGGACAGTACGATTTCTATTACCAAGGAGACCATGTAGGCGTAGATTCTGTTGGAGAAGTTCTTGATGTAGCAGAAATGATGGGAATTGTTCAGCGTGGCGGATCGTGGTATACGGTGGAAGAAGAGCGTTTTCAAGGTCGTGCAAAAACTGTAGACTATCTGAGAGAAAATCCAAAAGTTGTAGAGTTGTTAAGGAAAAAGATTTATGACAAAATTTGATGATTTTATGAAAGGATCTTTAAAAGAAGTTAAAGATTTGCAGGAGTTAATTGGCGATTATGGATGTCAAAGTTGTGACAAACAAACTCCAAAAGCTTATTTTAACGAAAAAGATTTAGAAATTATTTGGTTCTGTGAAGATGAACATCGTTCATCAATTAAGTTGGGTTAATGTCAGAAAGAGGAGAGGCAAAGCGTGACGGAGCAAAACTTCAAAAAAATTCTGGCAGGGGTAAATACCAAAAGGGGGATGCTACTTGGCGTAGCTTTCTTGTTGATTATAAAGAGTATGAAAAATCAATTTCAATTACAAAAGAAATTTGGGCAAAAGTTTGCACAGATACTTTTAAAGTCAGCAGAGAAAAATTTCCAGTACTCAAACTTATACTTGGAAAAGACAATAACAAAACAAGATTAGCCGTTATAGAGTGGGCGTTGCTAGAAGAGCTGGTTGAATGTTGGGAAGAAAATAATGGTAATAGTTGAAATTATAATAATGTTTGGCGTTGTTATTAACTGTTATGTCAATGTAAGAAAATATTTAGAGGATAAAAATGGCAAATAGTATTTTAGAAACTGTCAGTCAAGTAACTGAGTTTAATGAAATAAAAGAATTTATGAATGACCCAGAATTAGATGAGGCATTAGACTTAATTATTAAGTTAATTATGAAGCCAGATGTACCTGCTGGCAAATCTCCAGAATTAATTGTAAGATTACAAGCTTTAAGTGCAAAGTTTGCAATGTTGTCTAGGTACTATACAACCTTTGAAAAAGGTGGAGATTCTTCAAAAAAGAAAAATGTTTATTACACCGTATCAGATGCTTTAGATAAATTAGTGGATAGTGTAAAATATTTAGCAAGGTATGGTCTTTAATGGCGAGAAGCATTGTAGGAAATTTAAAATTTAGAAAAATACAAGACGGCGGATTTGATCCACAAGTATTTGCTGAAGAAGTAGAGCAAGCATATCTTGAAGATAGTCGGGCAGGATTCACTCAAAAGACAACATTTGCCCCATCTACAATTGGTTATGGTCATGGCAATTGTGCTCGCTACTGGTATATGGCTTTTGAAGGAGCAGAGTTTGAAGATAATTCCGATGCAAAAGCAAAAGCAAATATGCTTAACGGAACATATGTTCACGATAGACTTCAAACTATTATGAAAAAAATTCCAAATAATCGTATTAAAGAAGTTGAAAGAGAGATGATTAAAGCAGATCCGCCAATTCGTGGTTTTGCCGACCTTATTGTTAATTGGGATGATAAGGAAGTAATTGGTGAAATTAAGTCTGCCAAAGATGAGGTGTATGCAATTAGACAGGCAAAAATGCAAGGGTCGGGAAATCATCAATTACAGCTTTTAATTTATATGGATATCGCTGAAGCAGATCAAGGATTCTTTTTTTATGAAAATAAAAACGACAATGATTATTTAGTAATACCAATTAACATGACAGATGCAAATCGTAAGCTTGTTGAAGAAACATATGAATGGCTTCGTGAGGTATATCAGGCATACCAAGATGGAACAATTCCAACTCGTGGATTTACCAAATCACAATCTGCTTGTAAATATTGTCCAATCAAAAAAGTATGTTGGGCTAAAGATGCTCCTCTAGGAGATGTGATTATTGAATCGATGGTGCCGCCAAAATGATATGTGCAAACGAAGGCTGCGAAAATGAATTTGAGCCAAAAACCCATAATATGAAATATTGCGGCGATGAATGTTGCCGTGAAGCGACTAATGCAAAAATTAAACAAAAGTATTATGATAAAAAAGCAAGACTTGCAGGGAAAGAAAGAATTTGCTCTAACAAGGATTGCAATACCAAACTTAATAGATATAATTCATCTACTGTTTGTGAAGGTTGTGTTGCTAATGAAAAGCTGGCGGAACAGAAAAAATTGTTGGGTATGATAAGAAATGTCTCTGGCTGAGTTAAAAAGAAAACACCATAAAGTTTTAGCTATTGATGCAAGTACCAACACTGTTGCATTTTGTTTAATGAATGGAAAAACTCCAGTAAAATGGGGAGAAATAACCTTTACTGGTTCAGATGTTTATGATAGAATATTAGACGCAAAGAAAAAATTGCGGGCTTTTAAAGAATTGCTAGACTATGATTATGTAGTACTTGAAGCAGCAGTTATGGTTAGATCTGCAAATACTGGATTAAAAATGGCTTATGTGTTTGGTGCAATTCTCGGAGAACTGATTAAAGATGGTGTGGATGTAATTGAAGTTCACCCAATTACTTGGCAATCATATATAGGAAATAAAAATTTTACTAAAGTTGAAAAAGAAGCAGTAAAAAGGGAATTTCCAGGAAAGTCAGAAAATTGGTATAAGGCTAAAATTAGAGAAAAGAGAAAGCAAAAAACTATGGACTTTGCAAAAAGCATTGGCGTTGCTACCGTTAATGACAATGTTGGTGATGCCGTAGGTATTGCTTGGTATGCAGTAAACGAGTTGATATAATGGCTAAACTTTATGAGTCCCGTGATTGGCTATACAATCGATATGTAATAAAAAAAATGAATATTGTTGAAATAGCAAAAGAGGCTGGCTGTAGCCATATGACTATTCAGCGAGCATTAGAAAAATTTGGTTTAATAAAAAAAAGAGGTTCTAAATGATATATAATAGTATTTATGAAATGGTCAAAGATATTGACCCACCCAAACTCCCTGTGATAGTACCCACACATAACAATCCAGCTTATTTGAAAATGATGTTAGGTCAGCTAGATAAATATGGATTAGAAAATGTGATAGTTATTGATAATTTTTCTTTGTACCCAGAAATGAGGGAACTGTTAAAAGAAATTTCTGATAAGTGTATTGTTGTTTCTAAGTTTACAAATGAGGGACCAAGAGAATTTTACACCAATCCATTATTGTTTAATTGGTTGCCACAAAAATTTATCGCCACTGATCCAGATATTGGTTTTAATCCGAATCTTCCATCAAATTTTATTGAAATTTTAGAAAAAGTTTCCGAAGATTTTAATTTATTTAAAGTTGGTTTTGCCCTAGACATTGAATTTGATGGTAACGAGGCAATTAAAAAAATAATGCCTTGGGGAAAAACAATTTATGATTGGGAATTAACCATGTATTTAAATCAAATTGGTGAAACATCTTCTGGAGACCCTATATACAAAGCACCATTAGATACAACTTTTTGTTTTGTAAATAAAGCTTATGATAATGGAGATTTTTTATATACATCTACTGCTAGAGTTGGAGGCAACTTTATTGGTCAGCATTACGGATGGTATGAAAACCCGCCAATACCAGAAAAAGAAAAAGAATATTTAACTAATAATGCTGGTCGTTGGTCATCTACTTCAAATGGTGGTAATTCAGGATGAGTATAAGTGTTATTATAGCAACAATTCCTGGAAGAGAAAATTTATTAGAGCGAGCAGTTAATTCAGTAATTAATCAAACTTTAAAGGCAGACGAAATAATTATTTGTTGTGATAATCAAAAGTTGGGTGCCCCAATAAATAGAGATAAAGCTCTAAACAAAATAACAAATGAATTTGTTGCAATATTAGATGATGATGATTATTTATTACCCTTGCATTTAGAGGTGTTATTTAGTACAATTAAGGAACAAAATGCAGATTTGGTTTATCCAGCATGGCAGCAAGAACAAGGTCTTGTTACACACTTAAATTATATTTTTGGTAAGCAATGGGACAATAGCGAAATACATCAGGTTCCAATAACTTGGATGGCTAGAACACAATCCCTAATTGATGTGGGCGGTTTCTCTTCAGGTTTTGATGTAAACTTGCATGAGTTGGATGAGCAGGGTCATAGAATTGGCGAAGATTTTAATATAATTAAAAAATTAGTCAAAAGCAATAAAAAGATTTTTCATGTAAATGAAGTAACATGGGTTTGGAATTCAGAAAATCCAGGTTCTACACAAGGTAGACCAAACAAATAGAAAAAGGAATAATATGAGTAAAAGAGTCCTGCTAACAGGAGCAAGTGGTTTTGTAGGTAGTCATGTACTTCGCCACATTTTAGTAAATACAGACTGGTTTGTTGTTTGTCCGACAACATTTACACATAAAGGTCTACAAGATAGAATTAGAGTAGCCTGTGACGATATTGAGGGTGCTTATAAGCGAGTTAAAGTAATTAAGTGTGATTTTACATCACCAGTTTCACCAATAACGGCACATGAATTTGGCAAGATTGATTATGTTATTAATGTGGCTAGTGAAAGCCATGTTGACCGCAGCATTGAATACCCAGCACCGTTTATTATTAACAATGTCTCTTTGATTTGTCACCTGCTTGATTGGGCTAGAATTGCACAGCCAGAAAAAATTGTTCAGGTATCTACAGATGAAGTTTATGGTCCTGCTCCAGCTGGATATGCACACCGTGAATGGGTAGATCAACATTTCCCAAGCAATCCTTATTCTGCATCTAAAGCTGCACAAGAAGATATTGCTTTTTCATACTGGCGTACATATGGCTTACCAATTGCAATTACAAATACAATGAACATTATTGGTGAAACGCAAGATCCAGAAAAGTTTATGCCAATGACAATTAAGCGTGTTCTTAGCGGGGATGTAATGAAAATCCACGCTTCACCTACAGGTGAAATTGGAAGCCGCTTTTACCTTCATGCTCGTAATCAAGCAGACGGACTTCTTCATGTATTAAGTCAACCTTTTCCAGCCTTTGGAGAAGCGGACACCCCACAGCGTTTTCACATCGTTGGTGAGCGTGAGGTAGACAATTTAGAAATGGCTCAAATGATTGCTGATGCAGTTGGCAAACCACTAAATTATGAATTAGAAGATTTTCATTCATCTCGCCCAGGTCATGACCTTCGTTATGCATTAGATGGAACAAAGATTAGTGACACTGGTTGGACACTACCGATTCCACTACAAGAATCTATCCAGCGTACAGTAGAATGGACATTAAAACATCCAGAGTGGTTGAATCTTTAAGATGACTTTATCCCTAATCGTTCCAGTACTAAACAACTTTAAGGTTTTTGCAGAATTGATGGCAACTGTTGATTACCCAGTTCAACCAATTATTTTAGATAATTGGATAGAAAATCGTGGAGTGTCTGGTGCTTGGAACGAGGGGATGAAAAGATCATTGAAATATGGTAATAATTATGCTATAATTTCTAATGATGATGCATCCTTTACTCCTGGGGCAATAAAAGAGTTGTATGATACTATTAGATACACAAAGGCTGTAATAGTTTCTCCTAATCAAAATGGTAAGGACTTACAAAATTCTTTTACTCTAGAAAGTAATGCAGATTTTTTCTGCTTTGCTGTTGACATTAAACAATTAATAGATAATGTTGGGTGGTTTGATGAAAACTTTTTTCCAGCATATTTTGAGGATAATGACATGCATAGAAGAATTAAATTAGCTGGACTAAAAAGTTATATAAGAAAAGATGTTTGTGTAAACCATGTTGGGTCTGCAACACAATTTTTTGATCCAAATAATCCAGTGGTAGATAACTGGAAATGGGATAGAGTTCAAGGATACTACATATCTAAATGGGGCGGGATGCCAGAAAAAGAAATTTATTCTCACCCATTTAACAATAAAAATAATGATTTAAAATATTGGGAGAAAAAATGACAAAAAGACCTAGATTTTCAGTAATTGCGGTAGACTATGAAAAGCATGTGCCAAGAGATGGTTTTAGAGCTGGAATTGAATCTTTGGCAAATCAAACATTTAAAGATTTTGAGTTAATTATATGCCATGATGGTCCAAAAGAAGTCCCATATGAAGATGAAATTGATTTTGAGTCTTTGGGATTAAAGCCAGTAATTATTAATACTCCACAACATATTGGAGAATGGGGTCATCCGTCAAGGGATTTGGCAATGCGACAGGCAACTGGAGAGTTCTTTATTCAATTTAATATTGATAATATTTTTTATCCAGAAGCTTTTGAAAAAATTGATCAAAAAATAACTGATGCACAAACTAAAATTGTAATATTTCAAATTTTACATTTTAAAATAAATAATGGCTCAGTTCCATTTAGCGGTATCCCACCAGTAGTTGCAAGCATTGACGCTATGCAATTGGTTGCACATAGAGATATTTGGGAAGAAGTTGGATATTGGTATCGTAATGATTTTTGTGCAGATGGGTTTATTTATCAGGACATGTGCACAAGGCACCCTTGGGCAGAATTGCCAGAAGTATTAGGAAATAATTATTAATGACAAACAAAAAAGAACTTGAAGATTTATATAATTCTGCAAAAAAGGCTCCAGCTGGAGACTTAATATTAAATGCTGCGGTTGAGGTAATTGATTTACTTATTAGAAAAAACATTTCTTACGGTAATTCAGCCTTGTATCCAAATGGTATTTTTGCTAAAGGTGATGCTGTAGAACAACTTTCTGCTCGCCTAGATGATAAGTTAAATCGGGTAAAAAATAACGAGTCCTTTGAAAATGAAGGTATGCTTGACGCAGTTGACGATATTATTGGATATCTTATTTTATTAAAAATTGCAGTACAAAATAAGCAAAAATAGTGTATAATATATATATAAGGATAAAATATGCCAAATTATGATTACAAATGCTTGACTTGCGAAAAAGAATTTGATAAAGTAGTATCTATTGAAGATAGAGATAACCAGACTTGCGAAGAGTGTGATGGTAAAGCCGAAAGGAAACTCACATTTGGCGGCATGGTTTGGGCACCGACTGCTGGAGGATGGCGATAATGGCAAAGAAAAAGAATACACCAATTAATTTAAACCCTGCTTGGGAAATTACATATTCATATCAACACGGTAAAGACCTAATTGAACCAGGAGATTTTGTTAGAATTAAATTTCAGCGTGGTCAATTTAAATTTTTAAGGCATGTTTATCATACCGAAAAAAATGTTTCTTGGTTGGACTGCACTGGTCCAGAAGGATATCGTTCTTTTTATGTAGAAGATTTAAAAAATAAAGTAAAGCCTAAAAAGTTTAGGAGAAAGAAAAATGCCATCTGAGATAGAAGTAGCAGATAAATTTGATCAAATGAACCGTGTGGTTGAAGAAATGCTTAAGGGAAACAACCCAACTCAAATTGCTAGAGAGCTTGGAATAAAAAGAGTTGAAGTACTTGAGCATATTGACACTTGGAAAAGTCTAGTAAAGGGCGATAGCACAATTCGTGAAAGAGCAAGGGAAGCCCTTGCTGCAACAGACCAGCACTACGCAATGATTATTAATCGTGCTTGGGAAACCGTAGAACAAGCAGATGCAAATGATCAACTTAATATTAAATCTCAGGCACTTAAATTAATTGCCGATGTTGAGGGTAAAAGAATTGACATGCTACAAAAAGCAGGACTTCTAGAAAATAATGAATTGGCAGATCAAATATTGGATACGGAGCGTAAGCAAGAAATTCTTGTAGGCATACTAAGAACAGTAACTGCCGAATGTGATCATTGCAAGTTTGAGGTAGCAAGAAAACTATCTGAGGTTACTGGTAAGGTAGAAGCAGTTCAGGTAGACTAATGGAATTTACCGATTTTTTAGAAGCCCTAGAAGATGATGTATTCGAAGAAACTCCTGTAGATATCGAAGAGTTTGTTACGAGTAAAGATTTTCTGGGGCTTCCCCCATTATCTAATCATCAGTACACCATGATTAAGGCATCAACTCAAATTTATAAATTAGAAACTCTTATTCAGTTATATGGCGAAGAAGAGGGAATAAAAAGACATAAGCAAACCTGTACAGAAGTTATTTTTCAGCTTGGCAAAGGTTCTGGTAAAGACTATGTGTCAACTATTGCTTGTGCTTTTATTGTCTATAGACTGTTGTGCCTAAAAGATCCAGCTAGATACTTCGGAAAGCCAACAGACGATGCTATTGATATTATCAATATTGCTATCAACGCTGAACAGGCTAAAAAAGTTTTCTTTGGCGGCTTTCTAAAAAGAATTAAAAACTGTCCCTGGTTTGCTGGAAAGTACGATGATAAAGTCGCATCTATTTCATTTCCCAAATCTATTACTGTTCATTCAGGTCACTCTCAAAGAGAATCTTGGGAGGGCTACAATGTTATTATGGTAATCCTTGACGAGATTTCTGGTTTTGAACTTGAATCTACTACTGGTCATGCATCTGCAAAAACTGCAGAGGCAATATACAAAATGTATCGTCAATCCGTTACATCTCGTTTTCCAAGTGTAGGTAAAATTATTCTTCTTTCATTTCCCCGATTTAAGAATGACTTTATTCAGCAGAGGTACGACCAGGTTGTAGCAGACAAAGAAATTATTATCAGATCTCACACATTTAAAAAAGATGAGGATCTGCCAGATGGCATTAAAGAAAATGAATTTACAATTGAGTGGGAAGAAGATCATATTATAAATTATAATACCGCAAAAACATTTGCTCTTAAAAGACCGACCTGGGAAATTAACCCTACAATTAAAATTAATGACCTAGCTCAAGCTTTTTATGACGACCCTGTAGATTCACTTTCTCGTTTTGCTTGCATGCCACCAGATGCTGTAGACGCTTTCTTCAAGTCTCGTGAAAAAATTGAAGCGGCTTTTGTTCAAATGAACGGTGTAGATGCATCTGGTGCATTTGAAAATCATTTTGTTCCAGATGAAGATAAGGTTTATTTCATACATGTTGACTTGGCTCAAAAGCATGACCATTGTGCTGTAGCACTTGCCCATGTCGATCATTGGGTTAGTATGAAAATTGCTGGACAGATGAAAGATGCCGCCCCCAAAGTTATTGTGGATGCAGTAAGATGGTGGACTCCAACAAAAGACAAGTCTGTAGATTTTGCGGAAGTTAGAGATTATATTTTGCAATTACGCTCAAGAGGTTTTAATATTAAACTTGTAACATTTGACCGATGGAACTCTCACGATATGATGCAGCAAATGATTGCTTACGGTATGAGATCTGAAATTTTGTCTGTGGCAAAAAAGCATTATGATGATATGCAGTTGGTAGTAACTGAAGAAAGATTGGTTGGACCAAAAATACCCTTGCTGGTAGAAGAACTTTTACAATTAAGAATTATTAAAGACAAAGTAGACCACCCCAGAAAAGGTTCTAAAGACCTTTCAGATGCTGTTTGTGGAGCTATTTACAATGCTGTGGCGGGAACACCAAGAAACCTTGACCAAGAGGTTAAAATTTATGATTACGCATCTTATCATAGAGAAGATGAAGAGGAGTACCTGAAAAAAAATGCAAGTACAATTCAGTTGCCACAAATGAATATTATGCCTAACGACATTAAAGAATTTTTGTCAATGAATCCGCAAGAAAATGATGGTCTAGAATTCATTGACAATTTTACAATCCTTTAGTATGATAATATTAAAGGGGTATTAGCTCAGTTGGTTAGAGCAGCAGACTCATAATCTGCCCGCCGTAGGTTCAAGTCCTACATACCCCACTAGGTTACAGACACTTCTTAGGATGGTGTAGTTACTTATGGTAAGAGT